TGTCCTGTAATACTCAAATTTAGGTACGACATTGAAAGAAGACCTATCACGATCCTCTGTTGCCGCCCTATCAAACTCTTCTTCGTATACCGCTTTAAGCATTTGAACCCTGTTCGGGGCTCTTTTCATAGCTAAATAATAAGCTAAACCCGCAGCCAAGCAAGGATAAAACCTAAAAGGCAAATCCACCGTGTTTGTGTAAATATCGGCGTCGTCCATGCGCGTTAGCGCGTCATAGATAACAACATCTGTGCTATTTTCAGGGACAGGCCATATTTTAAGATTAGGTGTTATCTGCCTATCTAAAAAAAACTGATTGGGACGGCTTTGAGTGGTTTTAGTAGGAATTGTAAGATACTCATCTCTACTTAGACGTTCTAAAGAAAAATCCGTGCCATCTCTTCGTAAGACTACAGAAAGAACATCGATGACGTCAGCATTTAAAGCATATTCTGACGTTCCTTGCGTAAGTGATTGAGTTCTTTGCTTTATTGTCCATTGATTGAGACCACGGTTTGCCCAATCTGCAAAGACAAGATTCAAAGAACGTTTTGCGGTCTTGAGGTCGTACCCAGTACGCACCTCAAGTCCACATCGCTCGAATGCTTCTTCAACGTAATCAGCTACGTCGAGTTCAAAATCTTTGCTACTGGAGGTCGTCATTATGCTTTAACCAATTTGTACCCTTTGGCTTTAGCCATTTTTCGCAAGGTGGTCAAATCCGTGCCACCTTTTTTAAGTTTTTCTACGGCCATTGCTGATCCGCCCCCACGCATCTTTTTGACAGGCGCACCGCCGTTGCGCATTTTCTTCGCTTTCATTTTTCTAGGTTTCATCGCCATTTTTTAGTCTCCTATAAAGTGTTTGACGTTTTTCGTATATATCAGACGCTTGATATTCATTGTCATAACTATCATAATATCCTTTTTTGTCCAACTTGTCCGCCGATTTTTGTAGCTTCGATAAACGTTGCACAAATATCATTGAATAGGCGGTATCAATGTCTCTTTCAAAAACAACTTCCTCTACAAAATCGCTGGGCTCATCGTTTGGATGAAACCCCATAACCCAGATATCTTTATCTATAAACATGCCTTCCGAAATCACATCATTTAGTTGATCTAAATACTCATGAAAGGCCTCTGAATTTTCATCTGGATTCAAATCGACAATAATTGTCAGATCAAAAGCGTCGTCAAATTGAGAGATGGAAGAATACAAAACCTGTAAAGAAGGTTCGTTTTTGAAAAGAATGGAAACTTTATTGTCCATCCAAGCGGATCGCGCATAGGGACACGGCGGTAAATTATTGAAATAAGGACTAGGTTGCTCCAAGGCTTCGGCAGACCATTGCATGATCTCTTCAACAATCGCCTTTTCAATAGGCTCGGAATAGAAAGCTAGGTTCATGATTGTGTCACCGACCCTTTCGTTCTTTTACGTCGGTTACTCATTACTGCTCCACAACCTCTTGCTATCGCAGTGCCGGGTTGTGATTTACCCCGAAAAGGTCTTTTGGATTTTGTTTCAACAACGCCACCCTTTTCCATTTTTTTTACTTTTGCTGCTTTCGTATTCGCAACAACCTTTTTTCCTTTAGCACCTTCACGCTTTTTCTTACGTGCTGTAGCAGCCCTTTCAGACTTACTGAGGCTTTGTGCTTTAGATCGTGGTAAACATCTATCAGGCCGTTTTTTATTTTTTGAAGTTCCACATTCACCTACAATGTTTCCTTTGCTGTCAATTCGGACCCAATCTTGGTCTAACCAATCTTTGAGCTTGCCCATTACCGGCCCTTCCTTTTGCCACCTTTTGATTTCTTAGCATAGTTAGGGTCTTTGCAATACTTAGAAGCAGCCAAATTTGCATAAGCAGAAGGGTATGTATCAAAAGTTCTCTTTGCCCACGCTTTTCCCTCTGGACAAATTTTACTGCCTTTTGATTTTTTTGAGACTTTGCCACCTTTGCGCATGTACGTAACGCTGGGGCATTTTGTTTTTTTCGGTCCGGTTCTAACTACAGAGCCCATACGATTACCCCAAAAGCCTTTGCACAAACGGTGCGATTAAAATTAATACGGCAAGCGCCCACAATTTAGCATCCAAAGCTTTTAACGTGCTTTTATGTTCGTCAAGCCGCTCCTCAATCCGTGTGTATCTTAGATTGCATTCAGCCTCATGTTTTTCCAAACGGGCTAATACTTCTTCCACTTTCATCCACGCCTCACCACGCCTTACAACTCCAGTAACGAGCAGTAAACTTGTCTTTTGCTGTATCACAGTTGTGACGTGCTCTAAAGTTTTTTCGTCTACCGGGCTGGTCTTTTTTAATCGACATCTTTGGGTCTCCAAATCTTACCAGCTTAATCTCATTGCCTTTTTTGGCAAGGACCGCGCTTTTTTTCGATTTGCCCGGCGTTCGTTTTGGTTTGTTATAACCTGCAAAAGTTTCGCCCCTGTATTTAATCCTACCGGATGGTAAACGAGTTGCATCTTTTGTTGTCGCCATTTTTAACCTAGCTGAAAAACACCGTAACTGACGTACACGCAGTAAAAGCCGAGATAAATATGTCGGTAACTCTTATACCTTCATCCGGAATATTTACAGAGTGTGTGTCAGAAGCATCTAAATCCATATCCAATACAGTAGCCCCACCGTTGCCATCAGTGATAGTCAACCGGGGTGATCCTGTATCTGTTTTGATTTGAACCTGACGAATACGTGCTACACCGACACCAGCAGAACCGGTGCCTGTCAACCGTATCGCTCTTACATCAGAACCAGCCATTTCATCAACTCCTTATCAAAATTAAGAAGCGTCTGAAGAACTTGATAATCCGAAGAACTTCAAAACAATTGTTGTATCTGCTCCGGGGTCACCAGAGACAACTACCTCTACCTCATCCGCTGTCTCAGTCGCAGCAGTGGTCGCTCCACCAGACATTCCTAAAACACCGTTACAAGGGAAAAATCCTTTGAAACCCGTGCTGTTTACCGCCGCAGAAATACCATCGACGTAGCCGTCTGTGTCTGCGTCTGTTCCAATGTCATTAAGTGTTACTGAATTACTCGCCGCACCAGTTACTGCTACCATTACACCCATAGGTATAAAGTTTGATGGGATTCCAATAGCGGATTCTTTGCCAGTAGTGGCACCGTTTGCGACCGTGATCGTTGCAGTGTACTGCGAGAGTGTCATTTCGCTTGTAAGCGCACCAGTAGATGAGCTTTTAACGATATTTTTGAACCCATTTTCCGAACGGACGGGTCCATTGAAGGTTGTATTAGCCATGTTGTCCTCCTGTCGTGGCCAGTGTCAGTCGCCCAATGCAACTGTCAGGATAACTTCATGGTATCTTATTTCACCAAAAAAAGAAAGGGGCAACTTTCGCTGCCCCTTTCAAGTCTCAGGGGAGTTGTCAATATGAAATTAACAATCCCTTTATAACATAGTTTACGCTCCGGGTGTACCGAAAACACTACGCCAGTCGGAAACACCAAAACTGTAACGTTCACGAGCTTTAAATCTCATGTTACCCGTATCAAAGTCTCCTTCCATTGCCGTTTTAATTGGCGAACGGTTGAAGTATTTGAAACCGTTTGGTGCGTCAGTCTTAATGAAGAAGGCATCTGTATCCGTTAGGAAGTGGTTTACAACCGCTCCTTCTGGGATCATACCCATATTCTTCATAGCGTTAGCATCGTTGTCCGCAGTGCCCGAACGCAAATTAGAGTTCATAACCCTTTCTGCGATGAACTGAAGCTCTTTTGGAATAATAAGCTTCATGCCACGTACAGCAATTTTTAGCCCACGCTCATCAGTTAACCCAGCAATGTCAATCAGCATCTGCTCAAGCGAAGTTTCGTTGAGGTCAGAAGCAACTGAAAGGACGTTGCGCTGGGTGCCCGATAAACTTGGATGCGATGACGAACAAAGTGCTGCACCATCACCAATTGCAGAAGCACCCGCAGTGAACGCGTTGTTCAAAATAGCGGCAGCCTTAATCTGCTTGGTTTGTGCCATGGAACGAGCCAAGGCTTTGGTGTAACGCGATGCAAGACGATCATAAAGATTGTCTTCGATAGCTTCCTCAGTAATTGAGAACGCCAACGCAATCGTTTCATGTGTGTAACGAGCAGTGTATGTCTCTTGTGCATCGTCAAAGCTTATGGCAGTGCCTTCACCTTTGACAGGTGCTGTTGAGAATCCACCAAGCATTACTTCCTCTTCAAAAGCCCTGTCTGAGGTCTCTTCTTCAAAGATTTCGCTATGCTCGTTCTCGTAACGGTTATATTCCAGCCCAAACAAAGCGTTAAGGCCGGGTTCTAGCTCTTTAGCTAGTTGACTTCTTGAAATAGCCATTAGTTAAACCCTCCTTAAATGCCCGTTGATGTCGCAGTTGTCTGCGAATCAAAACGGCTGGTTGGTGCGTTAAAATGAGCGTTCAATCGAACTATCAATGGAATACCAGCAGAAGCAAAATCTTCATTTGCTGCGTCATCCATAATGCCTACGATACGCAATGGTAGCGTAGCTGTGACAGCTATTGTTGAAACGCCCAAGGCGGAATTGGAACTACCTGTATCGGTAGAACCTGTACGAGCAGACGTGCCCAAAGACGCGTTAGCAAAAACAGCGGCTTGAGCGGTTGCTCTGTCAGTCAAAGACGCGTCAGACGCGACCTTGAATAGTTGGTTTGGATTATCTGCAACAAACGCTTTTACAGGATGATTTGTATCAACGCTTACTGAGTTTGATCCGGGCCAGTAGTTAATGAAGACCGGTTTCTTCGAAACCGAATCTACGTACTCCACCCCCATCAGGACACCCAATGCTTGCGTAGTACCACCATTGGTAGCACCTGCTTGGTCAATTACCCCTGCGCTTGTAGGAACGCAGATGGCAAATTGAAAAATAGCATTGGTGTTATCGCTTGCGATTTCGTACTGAGTCACCCCAGTAGAATTGGTCGCAGAGCCATTAAGCCCGATAGGACGAAGACCGAAGGCAGTATTTTGATTTGCCATAATTAGTTTCTCCTATTGAGGGCAGCCCTTACTTTTTTGGGCCACCGAAGGTTACACGAGATTGACGATCAGCATTGCTGATCCTCATTGTTGAGTGTGCATTCTCGCGCATCATATCGTGATCGACCGCATCCTCTTGATCCTGACTACGTTGTCTAAAGTATTCAGTTCTTTCGTCTACAGTCTCTTGCGGTATTCTGGCAAGAAGCAATCCGCCGACTCCAAATACACCTTCATATTTACCTGATTCAACAACTGGCGATTCCCAGTCGGGGTATTCGTCCTTTCGGACTAATTCCCAACCTTCACGCATTTTAGCACTGACATTCTTTGTGTCATCAAATCCACGCGTTTCCGCACGTATCCAACGATGTTTAAAGCCGTCAGGGGCAGGTGGTGCATCTAACATTGACGGGGGAGCCCATGGCTTACGAATAGCCTGTTTTTCCCTAGTTTCGTTTGCGCGAGAAGTACGTTTAATGGCTGAATTTGTTTCTTTCATTTCTTCTGTCATTTCTTTACTCCTTCACGTATTTCGCATATTCTTCAAGCGGCACACCCAATTTTTTCGCTATAGCGACTTGGCTAGGGGTGAGTCTAACCTTTTTCCCACTGCGCCCAGATGAACTTCTTGTAGCTCCTACAACCGTCTGAGCGGGTCGTTTGTTAGAAGCAGAAGCACCCGTATTAAACTTAGAAGCAATACGGTTATCTAACTCAGTATAGTATTCATCGCTCTGCGGGTCAAACCCTTCGTCCTCCACCAACTTTTTGTGTATGCCAAAAGCAGCATAAGTCATGGCTTCGTCGGAACCAAACCAGCTATTTTTGAGGGCCCATTGTTCTGCTTTTGGATCAGGTCTTTTGGGTTGTTGTGCAGGCATTGGCTGGCGTATTTGTTGCTGTGCAGCAGCTTGTGCTTGTTGCTGCGCACGAGCAGCTTGCGCTTTTGCTTGCTCTGCCCGATCAGCTTGAATAGCTAAATTAGTTAAAGAACGTTGCGCCTCCACGGTGGCGGCACTATCACCTATTTCTATGGCTCTTGCGAGAGCCGCCTCTGCTTGCTGTATTTGAGTGCTAACTCTATTTGAATACTCAGAAACGTAATTAGTATCTAAATTTTGTATGCGTTGCTTTAATTGATTGGATTCGGTTTGTACGCCTTGCGCATAACGAATGGCCTCTTGCTCTCGCCTTTCTGCCTCGCGCATTTTTTTCGTAAGACGATCAATACGTTTTTGCGTAGCGGTTTCAGCTTTTTTAAACTGGTCATCATCGGTGTCTTCTACCGCCTCGACTTCTTGTTTTACTTCATCCTCATTCACTTCTACTTCAGTTTCTTGAGAATCATCCAAGTCAAGTTCGACTTGGTTTTCTTTCGGTTCTGCCATAATTGTCTCTCCTTTCTTTACAGATTATGAATATCTTCTGGTTCCAAAATAGTAGATAGAACTTCGTCATCGTTAAGGATACGAACTTCACCACCATCAATTTGAAATCTTGACCCTGCATATCGTGCAAATAAAACCCATTGTTTTACCTGACACCATGGACCAGTCGGAAATTTTTCTTTATCCGCATAAGCCAAAGGGCCAACTTTAAGAACATATCCAACTTGCGTAGATACCTGACTTTTTTCTTGAACTTCAGTAGGTAAGAAAATACCGCCAGCAGTTTTTGCTTTGCCTTGGTAAGGAAGAATCAAGAGTCGCCACCCGGTTGGTTCGGGCATTCTTTCGAGAAGAGATTTATCAATCAAATCGGGATTAAGACGTGGCTTGTCTACATAAGCGTCGGCTAAATTTGGCTCCTCTTTTTTAGCCTCTGCTTCTTTTTTGATCGGCTCTGCGGCATCTGCTTGTATATTATAAGCAGCATTTGGTGCAGCAGATAAATCTATTTTTGTAGATTTAGTCATTAGATTGCTCCTGTTTATCTAGCAGGCCCTTGAGTTCCTGTTCCACGTGATTGAGGCATTCCATATTGCCCATAAGCTCACGATATTGCTCCATCGATTTTACATTGCCGTATATCATCAAGTCAGTAACCGATTGCCGCCTTTCTCTCAAAATTCGAAAGACCGCTTCGGCTATATAAATGTCATCCATTTAAAACTCGCATATTATCGAACAATGTCTGATAATATCTTAGCACGACTTGTATACGCTGC